CCTCAAGAGTGCATATAGCACGTGGGAAGTAACATAAAGTTAAGAATTATTCGGTACGGCCACATAAATGTGGTAACCCTACTCTCATTGGTATACCCTAAGGTAACCAATAAGCTTCTTAAACTTAAATATTACCCTTATAAAGGATATTCTCAACGCAAAACCCCACCAAATAGTGGGTAAAATTGATCACTCTTCAACCAATTTTGCTCTAGAGCAAAATTGATCGTCAGTTGACTTGATCAATTTTGCTCGCCTCATACACAAAAACACCTCATCTAGGTGAAAATTGTTATGAACGGACAGGTTTAAAAAGAGTCCCTGCAGACTCTGCGTAACGTGATTTAACACATTACTACCAATATTTTGTTATTGAAGTTTCTGGAAACTCCATGATGTTTTTAGGATGGTAATCCAGCTCCAGTGATTCTAACTGTGGGTACTCCTGTAAAGAAGAATAAATTAAAATCAGGGCCAGCAGCATTATAATACATGCCGTTCATCCTGTTGATTCCAGTTGTAGTTTGCAGACCGTGCAACTCCACGGCCATAGCCTCCTTATTAATATTAGCATTATCCTGAAAAAACACCTTAGTGGAACTAAACCTCCTATTGGATATATATGGAAAAAGCCATGTAAAACCAGCTTGTGTTTTCGTATTGGTAATAGCTCCACCGTTACCCATAACGGGTATCTGGGTTTTAAATAATGAATAAGCATAATTAGGTGTAGAATCAACTGTAGGTCCAGCAATTTCAGCATCATATGTATTTTTACTAGGGATAAAACTCAAAGTACGCGATACCTGACACAAGATATCACTAGTTGAGCCAGTATTCAATACATTCACACCCCAATACATGGATCCTCTCCTACCCGCAAACATTGGTGAAATCCAACTAACGAAAGAATTGCTCACCCAATTCTTATAGGCTACACCATCAAAATGGATATTGTTAGGTCCTGAGACAGCATTAAATGAGAGTGGATACATATGCTGAACACTACTGTAAACACTACCAACAGTTCCTGAGTAGAAACCCCTCTCAAAACAGTGTCGGTGAAGTAATTGTCTCAAAGAAACAGCAGATTCACCTCCATACACTAGATTGATACAGGGTTCTTCATGATCAACAGACATGAATTCAAACTTATCACATGCACCTTCAGGGCACACGGGACTAATATCACCTTGAGCCTCCCATGAAACACGGGAAGTGGGAACTCTTGGTCCCATCATTTTCATATCGGGTCCAGCCCGTACGAAAACTACAATTTCAACTGGGGCACTAACTGTAGGAGATGTCAATTCGTTACTAACTTCAACGGTTAGAAAACCATTTCTATGTGGAGAGTTGGTAATTAAAGATGCATTCGAGCCAAAACCCGTATCTACAGCACCTGCAGTGAGCGGCGGTAAAGGGTTTGATATATAGGCTCTACTTTGCATATAAGGAATAGTAATCTCGAAATCAGTAGAATCACCAATATCATGAATATGGGTTACGTTAGTAGTTTCCCCCAAAGATGTTGTAGGTACTAGATCAGGTGAAGGATCATATGAAACCTTAATTCTACCCCTATGATATTGAGTAGCAACGATGACAAAGCGAAAAATCATAGAACCAGTCCAGTATTGATACATATCTGCTATATGCGCCATCGGAGTACGCCACATTCTAGAGTTATTGTATCTAAACATAAAATGCGGAGCCACCAACGAGGTCCAAATTCTAGTATTAGGATTCAAAATGGTGTCCCAAGCAAAAGTTGTCAGGAAGGATTCTCTAGTTAAGAGACCCTCTAACGCCAATTCGTCGGTACCATCCAAACCCACAGTTCTAGAATCCAAAGTCAACTCATTCTTGGGATCTAACGTCAATTTTGGCGTTGGCGCACTAATCTCAGATGAAGCGTATCCAGCAAAGGGCACATTCTTCATAGGCATGGAATTGCTAATGACTGGGATATTAGTATAACCAAACCAAGCGGCAATTCGTGAGAATGTTCCAGCCCCAATCTCAGTTGCCCTTGCGAAGGGACCAATAACTGGAATATCACTTAAAGCATGTGAAGCTTCAGCAACTGCACTAGCAACTCCAGACACAGGACCAGAGCCATACTCATCTTTGGCGCGACCAAAGGTGGAAATTTTATCAAACATTTGACCGCCAGGATTAAGTTTCTTCTTGCGTATAATGCCTTTAGAACGCTTACCCTGCAATTGCATAGTAGGGGCCGAAATCTCCACATTCTCAGCCCAAGCATAGCACCTAATGGTAACATTAGCTCCAGGCGTGCCATTAGCACTTCTAAGAACAGTGAAGGAATCATAATCAATAGTACCCATACGACCAATAGTCGCATAATCATTTCGCAACCAATTCTGATCATAGTAGAATGGAAGAACCATTTCGCCACCCGTCGAAGTAGCAGGAACAAGAAGAAATTTAGGCCTTTGAGAATAAGTCACTAATTGTTCATTACCTCCAATAATGATAGAGGGACCATCATGCATTTCGGGCATAGGATTATAAGATACCATGCCCAAACCATAATAAAAGGGTGATGCAGAAATAATTACTTTTATATGTAAATTAAATCGCATAAGCCCATAATTGTCCAACTTTTTCTTGATTGGTGTATTTGAACAAAATAGAGTCCAAGGATTGAAATTGTGCCTCAATTGACTACCCTCATCCCAATCAACTGTGTCAATAAGTACGGGTCTAGACAAAAAATTACCAAGATCCATATCTTGAACAGCTGATGAATCGAAATCCCTAACTGAGGATGGAGCAAAAGTAGTCACATAACCTGCATCCATATCTGAAAAAGCCATTTGTTGTACTTTCGTAGAAGTACTTGCTGCGCTCTCCGTAAAGGCGCAAGCTGCATCGGTTTGCCCGGTGCCAGCATTATTATTTTCATTTTGACTAAGTAATAAAACAAATGAAAGGGCTTACTTATATCCTTTCAAGTCATAATTTTCTTTGTGGTGACCAACCACTATCTAAATAAATATTCTGGGGATCGCCCAAGGTACAAAACTATATTTTTCCGCTATTTTCAAACACATAAATTACAAAAAAGAAATTAAAAACACGTAAATTACAAATACAGTATAGTTTTGGTTACGACATACTAAAAAGCCGCCAGTCTTCCTACAAGGCAGAACTGGTTTTAAGTGAACACTCACGGAATTGCTCCCATAAGTATTCATAAGTTCGTAGAGGGATATCAACAAAGTATGACTCCAAATCACACTCCTTAATAACTTCCTGCAACATTTGCGTCTTCTCGTTAAAGACGACTTCACCATAGTGCCACCACTCCCTCTGGGCACACTTAATAATCTCACTAATCTGTTCTTTGGCCGTAATGGTTTTTGACCTCACGAATACACACAACATCTTCTCAATACTACTCTCATCCAATGGGGCAGTATATACGGATTCTTTATCATTCCACAACCACGTACGTTTAAGGAAACTGGCCTCACTTATATGAATATAAGGTACGGACACAGCCTCTTTATCAGCCATAGTATAAACAACATCAAGTTCCTCCAAACACATCTGAATAGTAGAGTGATTAAAGGATGGACAGAATTCTGATACAGACATAATATTGTCATCACCGTATGTCATGAGAGAAACGTTGTTAGCGAAATCAGCAACATTATTCCCACACTCCATAAAGGCATAACGCATATATAAAGAATTAACAATGGAATTAATAATAACAGTTAAAGGATGACCCGAAGGGTTAGAACCCCAAAAAGTAACTAAATCACCATTAAAATCAACTAGAGGATAAGCTGTATCTTGAGCAACACACATCATAGAAGTCAATTCAGTATCGCTAAAATTACCACTCTCCTTAGCTAATTCTATCAATACTCGAAAGGCCTCCGAAATGATCCCAGGACTCATTCTTTTGTCATAAGCCTTATAATCTCCTGCAACAATACGGTCCTCACCATACTTGGTTATATGCTCATACATGGCGGTCCACTCAATAGAGGGAGCTACTGTGCCCACACCACACTCAAATACAAATTTGAAATTCTGGATAAGACGCACATGACCAAGAAATAATTCACGTACAACAACAGACCAATCAAAAGGAGCACCACAGAAAACCCGTGTTTTACCCAATTCAGCTTTCTTAGCTGAAACGGATTCATCTTTGAGATGAGCAGTGAAAACCGGTTTATAAGCAATACCTTTTTCATAGCTATCACGAATATTCTGCACTCTCGCTGACATCTCTGGAGCCAACTTAACAGGATCAAGTAAACCACGCTGGGGAAATTCTCTCAACAAGTGCTTTTTCTTGGACTCATTAAAAGGCGCCCCCGCAGAGGTACCCTTTTTTATTGCATCAATAAAAGCAACTCCTTCCACACCATTGATGGCATCAAATTCATCATAACGGTGTAAAAGCTTAAGAGCTCCCTTGGGTAGATTGTCCCTGATATGTTCAAGATAAGCATCACCACACTCTCGTAGTTTACCATTATCCATCTCACTGACAGGATTACACAAGTCAAGTGCAGCCAATCTCCAGGGCTTATACCCACTAAGAACAGGTTTAGTATGATCAGTGGATATTCCCCTCTTTGTCATAGAATTACGTATAGGAGTATCACAAACCATAGTCTTAGGTGTCTGACGAAATCCTTTGAAACTACCATGTATAGTGGCAACACCACTCTCAATGTACCTAAATACACTCTTGGGATGCAAAGAACCCAATTCTCTAACAGTTGTCAAAGAATTAAGTACTGGATTCTCCCATGAGATAGGTTTGGAACCTAATTTAGATATCATATCATCCAAAATGGGTCTCAGAACAATAGTGGCTCCCGCAAAATCTCTGAAATTCTTGGTTCCACCAATGGAGTGAATACCCAAAACTCCTTTCTGCAAACCACAACTAGCCAATAATGGCATGCCACACTGGCCTTTCGCAGTAACTACATTAACGGGGGATACAGCACAATCAAGATCGTATTTCATTCCACTAGGTCGAGCCATCTCGTAACTGATATGGGGCATATCTATTTTACTAATGACTCCACTTTCATCTCTATCTATATACAAACCCTCACTAAAACCAGTAGGGTGTTCAAGAAGAAAATAATCCATAATACTTTTACGAGGTGGCAAACTCATTAGACGAACAAGGGCAATATCTCTTTCAACATCTCTAACAACATCACTCTCAGTAACTACAAATTCGATATTCTTAGAGATACCATTCTTGTCTACGCCCATGCGCACACCCATACCTTGAAGATCGTCTGGCAAACAATGGTTGTTAGTAATATAATAATTTTGACCAACACCCAACAATCTACAAATACCTGCATGGAGTACACCATGAGCTTCCGCATACACAACATTACTCTCTACACGTTTACTTAGATCAGCCATAGTTGTACACTTGCTTTTCTCAGTTCCAGTGAAACTAGTAATTTCAGATACCTCAGTGTAAAAATAATCCTTTCTCTCCTTAGACATAGGGATAACATTACCCTGAAGTTCATTCCGTGATAATAGGAAACGGGCAGCAGTTCCAGCTACAATAGTTGCAGCTAGAATAATAAAGATGGTTGGGACCTTAACTATATTTTTCTGGACATTTGCACCTATAAGACGCATTGCCTCTTTCTGTCTATCACGCCACATGAAGAAACGCAATTTAAAAACCAAGAAAACTATATCAATGTTATAAGATACACTCTCAAAACATATTTTCTTAAAGATGGCTCCAAACCACGCATAAAGAAAAGCTCCCAAACTAAAAGCAGTGAGTGTCGTGATAAGACCTTGAGTTTCATACTCTTGTTTACACGAACACCAAGCAGCTACGCAGCGACACTTCCTACAGAAATTGGGCATCAAAGGCAAACCTGGAGGTGCTCCTCGACAAAAACAATTTCCAATCTCTCCACAACCCTCACAAGGATCGCAAAATCGGCAAAATTGAAATTGAGTTTTATTGTGTAAACAATTTTCAGTACGCTTAAACTCATCACAAGAGTCGTAATATTCTTGAATTTCCTTAGGAGTCATAGTGTGATTTGCAAGTGGATTATCCTCGTCTTGCACAATATCAGCAGGTTCATCCTGCTTACAATCGCAAAAATTCAAGGGTAACTCACAGTCGTTACAATAAGGTGCATTCAATATAGAATTAGTCCCTTTCACAGCCTGGGCCTGTTTAGTATCGAACTTGTGAATCTCATTAGTATACCAAGCTAAAAACTCTCCAATATCAGAGGTCTCAAAAACAAATGTTGTTATAGTTTGAGCACCTTGAGCAGCTACACTTTCAACAGTTATATCCCAAAAATTGGGGTAATTACCGAATTCACTAGAAGGAACACACAGAGACCTATTAACGTCTCTGAATTGCGCCTTAGGAATAAGGTTAATAATAAAGGGAAATCTGCGCCGTGCAGCGGAAGGATAAGAGAAGTTAGCATCAGCATTGAGAGCTTTGGTATTTGTGGTACCAATAATCAATTGTCCCAAAAAAGGATAATTTCCTTTGCGCTCTATAGAAGCCTGGTTAGTCACATACGGTACATTATTGACAATGTGCAATAACTCTCTAACACTCATGTCAGGTGTAGCACTTTTGGTATGAGACCAAGCAATATCATCAATAACCAAACACCACATCTTAGGATCAAAACCATCCCAAAATTCAGCAGTAGGAGACCTAACATACTTGTATTCTGACTCAACTCGCAAATTACGCACGTGCCCATAATGGGCAAATAAAATATCCGTAAAGACACTCTTACCAACTGATGATTCTCCATGAACCAACAGGGCAAAAGGAGAAGGACGAGTAGATTGACAAATCTTCTGGCTATACAATTGGGCTTTAATTAGCAAGATACGAGATCTCACCGAAAGTACAATCTTCTTCTCTGCAGCTGATAATTTATACATAACAGCTTCAATGCCTTCGAACTCCTTGAGTAAAACCGATAATCGAGCAGCAAGATTAGCATGCTCCACACCAGCGGCAAGATTCGTAGCAGCATACCTAGCGTAATCTTGACAAAAGATTTCAACTCGGTCATAATAATCTCCATACGAATCCGGAGAATGCAATATATGTTCAATACTCATGCCTTGAAAGGCTTGATAACCACTAGAGCACAAGAAGAGAGACATCTCAAGCAAAGAATCGAGAAAACCAACACTACTAGAGAAATTCTTCTTTTCAGCCGCAGCTTCAATTCTAGAATAACCAACAGAAGTGAGGGTGATACCCGCCTTAGAAAATAGACCAGAACACAAAGCATACATAATAAATTTGTTAATCTTTTTCATACCAGGGGACTCACAAAGGCTCTTAAAGCGCTTATGAGAATCTTTCCCAGCATTGACATAATCCATGAAATCAGCTTGTGTCTCCATATTATCACTAAAAGCTTCTTGAACGCGATCCATTAAAGATAAAGTAATAGAATCACCTCCATTGATACTCTTAACGAAAGTAGCTACAGCGACAGCTTGCATTTTATAAGTGCTAGCATCGCTAAGTTGGTAGGCCAAGAAGATAACAGATTCAATAAGGGAAGTCCCACATCGAATGAGTGGGACACCCATGAGATCTTTTACATCATCAGAAAGAAGACCTTGAGTACGATAATGAGGACGCCTATGAAACTTACGTGTAGAACCAAAAGGTATTACTCGAGATTGAAGTCTAGGACGTAATAACAAACGTGTCTGCAAGCGAATATGATATCGCTGCAATTCCTCGAAACAATAAATACCATAGCTCATCACAGCAATCCATATAAATAACCACAAAAGTGGTGATAAGGTGGCCAATTGATGAGATATGAGAGGTAAACACGGAATAATAATAAAACGAAGATACCGCCATATAAAAACAAGTAACCTCCTAAGGGGCTGCAAATACAAACATGCAAACAAGAAACATACAATAATAAGATCAAATAAGACAACATATAAAACAGCAGAGGTGCTCTGGTTAGACAATTGCAATATAAAATTGTCATAAGCAAAGACACTTTCAACATTGAGAAGAAAGATCAAAGACATCAACATAAGGGGGGCACTCAGCCGATTTACAATTTTTTCAGTGATTGAGAACAACGGGAAACTATTACAAAACATATTGTGATTGATAAGGGGGTGAACTATGCACAGAAGGTTTCCCAATAATTCCTTACTTACAAAATCAAACAATAGAACAAAAACGCGTTGCGAACCGTATACGCCGCAAGACGTGTTATTAACTTGAAAATGTGAAGAAGAGGGAAAAATGGATGCACACCTGTGGTACGTTCATCAGCCCAGGATAAAAAGTTTCATCTCAATATCTAGACAAAATCCAACGAAGGACGATATCGATGGTATCTAAATAAAAAGGAAAGAGTAATACATATGGGTATACCAGCCTAAAATGGTTTGTAAAATATACATAGGGGTATATTAGCCTAAGCTTTAAAATGTCGTCTACAAGTATAAATTTTGACAGAAAATTTACAAACTCGAAAGAAATGACTCACATTTCTGTAACCAGTGGGGTTACGATGGGGGGTGTTTAAGTAAAATGACACGAACTGGTAAGTTCGGCAAATTTAAATAAAAGATAGTTTATAGTCACTTTTCGGTGAACAAGGGGGTATAGATTATTTTTAGAGCGCTTCACAGCGCTTGCCAGAAAATCCATGCTATAAATAGTAATAAAATATTGATTTAATCAAATAAATTACTACATAAATATCATGAACAAGTTGCAGGCAGTGCAACTATAAATTACGGTGGAAAATATCCAC